ATTGAACCAGTAATCTCAGCTCCTGTTGTCTCTTGAAGAAACGCTTCTGTCTTAAGCTCTTGTAAGCTCTTATCAGTTTCAGCACCTATGATTGCTTGTTTTTCTTTTATTCTAATTTCTGACAATGCTTGTTCTCTTTGAATAGCAGCTTGTGTTTCAGCTTCAATAAGAGCAAGTTTGTTTTGCAGTTTTTGATTCTCTAAATCCATTAATGATTGAGATTGTGCAGCTTGATTTTCAGCAGAAACTTTATCATTATATTCTCTACGTTTAGCAGATTTATAATTTAGATACCATGTAGCTTCTTTTAATTTACCTTTTTCAACCATATCAACAATCATGGTGAAATCAGCTAGTTCTATTTCTGGCATTCCATTACGACCTACCTTTAATGCCGTTTCAGCAGCCTCTATTATTTTCGCCTTTTGTGTTAATGAAATTTTATTATTTAAAGATAATCCCATCTCATCTAAAGTAAGATCAGAATAAGTCATCAATGCTTGAACTGAAGCCTCTCCAATAACTCCTGAATAATAATCTCTCGTAGACTTATCATATTTCATTGTTGTCAATGCACGAAGAATAATATTTTCAGCGGCTTTAACTTTTAATTGTTCTAATGCTTGTTGTAACGGCCAAAGAGCATTATTAGTAGCCTCTACCTCTAATTCAGCAACACCAACTAACTTTTCACCTTTGGCTTGAGTACCTGCCATAGTTGGAGTAATACCTGTAATCTGCAATAACTTTTCAACATCATGTTGATATGCAGTTATCCATTCAGCTAATTGTCTTCCTATTCCCCCCTCTAACTCATCAAAAGTTTTATTTGTATTTACTTTTCCTCCTAATAAAGAAGATTTGTAGAAGAAGTTACCAGTATGCGAATAAACTTGAACTAAGTCAAATGGAGTATATAAAGATCCTCCAATAGAATTAATATTTAAAGCACCAATGTCAATAGCAATACCTTTAGGAGCAGCAGCTAATTTAGCAGCTTGTAACTTAAGGTGATTAATTTGCATTGAATCATAAATAGGAATGGCAGTTTCCGTAATAGACTTTCCAGGAATCTTTATAAATCGATAAGACAACAATGGTTGTTGCTTATTGATACGCTTCATGTTCTTTTGTTTGCCACCTACTGTAATATTAGCTCCTGGTAAAAACCAACCCTCGTATATAACATGACCATCAACAACCACAGTCTTCTTCTTATCAGTATCAACATATTCACCATATTTATCTGCATAAAATGATACAACACCATCTCTATTTTTTTTCTTGTAATATGTAGAGTCTTTTGAAATATATTCAAACTCCATTACATCTACAAATAAATCATCGTAACGCATACGGTCAGTAATACTATCTCGCTGAGAATACCAAGACCAACCGTATCTATCATTAGCATATACAGTATCGTATGCAAACTTTGCAATCTTTTGAACTTGCTTTTCTGTTTGTTCTTCATCAAATCCATTTTGTAACAATAATTTTCTCACCTGTGGCATACTATATTTTTCAAAATGGCCACCAAATGGAGAATTTGCACCTTGATATTCATCAATCCAAGCACAAACAAATTTAGTTACATCAATATATTTAATTTTAGCTGCACCAGTATCTGGATCTGTGTAATCTTTTATTACAATAAATCCAAAATTCATAGCATCTTCTTTAAGCTGCTTTTCTATCTTATCCCAATCACTTGTTCTAAAACCAAATTCTGCAAGTTTCTCAATATTAATTTCAAAAGACTGCTTAAACCCACCTAGATTTTCATATAAATCCAGTTCTGTCATATCCTCTGGCACAAATGTCTTTTCACTCATTTTAGGCTTACCTATTGCCTTCATAATAGGTTCTAATTTGGCCTTAACAAATAATGAGTATTTATCAATTGCTTTTTTATTTCTAATATCTGGATTTATTGATTCAGACTGTATTCTTTGATTATTGGTTCCTAACACTGAATTTACAATCCTCTTGATCTCTGGGGCCATTGAAAATATTTGAAAGTCAATATTAGAATAGCCTTTTCTTCTTGCTCTATTAGTAGCATTATTTGCATTTGGAGTTCCTTTTGCCTTCTCGTCTCCACGAGTCGCCCACATATCAATGTACTTTTGTGGACTCTGTCTACCCTCTGAATAATTTCTTATTTCGAATAAACGAGCAATATCACTACGACTAAAATAAGTTTTATTATTTTCGTAGCGGTAAAATATGGCACGACCAACTTGAGACAACCAATTGTGGTCTTTCTTTTTAGGATCTATATCATCCTTTGGCCAAAGGACACTGTATTCACTCATAATTAATATTCAAATGTATCAAATAATTTCCCATCTATTTGGGAAGATTGTTCATTCATTTCTACAAATTTAGGGTAAATTGACTTACTTCCCAAAAGTGCATAGCCTCCTGCTGTAAATAAGTCATATTTAGTCATCTCTTTTCTTCCATCAATATTAGAACATTCTTCCAAAAGTTCAATATGATTTTCAGTTTCACCACCAACTTTTAAATAGTGTTCCCACGAATCAAAAATCTCTTGTTTAGTAGAGTTGTTTTGACCATCCGTGGTAATCCTACCTGGTAAAGGCTTTCTAACACCATCCTCATCCATATCATATAAGAGATAACCCCTAAGACCCCAATCTAAAAATCTCTCATATAAATGAGTGATATTCATTTCAGGATATAACATTGCCCCAAAAAATACACAAGCCTTTGCCATATCATCGGCATATTCCTCCCTGCTTACATCCCTTTGTTTGTAAGTGAGTACAAATTTATCTGAAATCCATTGACTTCGCAACTTTATTTCACTATTATTATCACCATCTATAATATTGTCTTTTTTATAAAACATTGCTCCTGCATGATATGACTTCTTTTTTCCGCTAATTTCCTCAGCCTCATATTTTGCAGGGTCAGCCCCCATAACGTATTTGTTCATTACTTGCCATGACGGCTTCCAAGATTCTAATTCTGGATCCCATTCTTTTAAATTCCTAGCTCCATGCGGAGGTAGATGGCTTATTATAAATTTACCTTCATCATCCTCCCTTAATATAACACGAGACCCTCTTCCATTTTCCCAGTCCATATTATATCTTCTTGTTACATGGGGCTGGAATGTAAGCTCAGTTATTCTCTTTTTAATTTTAAGAACAGGGAATGAGGAGTCTTTTGATGCCGACATGAAGCATTCTTTTAATGACCAAGGGAAGTTTTGCATCTCTTCTATCAATCCAATCTGATCTCCATTATTTTCAAATGTTTTTCTTTTATTTGATAAATAGGTTCTTGCACCAATTGATACAACTCTTCCATCACTATTTTTTACAGGTCTTTTAGGATCATCTATTATTGAATTGCCGTATTCATCTATAAACCCATCTAAACCATCATATGCTGGAAAAAATATAGTAAATAATCCAGAAGCTGTCTGTCCGTTATCGTTTCGATCATTAAATTTAGACCCTAATATTAACTTTTTCATCTGCTCTCCACCACCTCTTTCCATCTCACCAAGAGTAGATGTCAGAAGTCCAAGACCATGTATATAAGGACCTTGTGCTAGACACTTCATCACAACCCTCCATCTTTCAACTATGTTTATATTAATACCTGCCTTTGGATCTATTTTACCTACCTCATCATGGTGAATGAAGTGAAGTTTTTCCATGTCATATGCCCTTTCTCCTGATGGTCGATGATTTATCCAACCCTCGTGTGGAGGGAGCGAAGTTGTACCAACACTTCCTGCTGCACGACTTGCAGGAGCAGTAAAATGAATAGCCTCCTTAGGAACACTTGACCCTTCAGTCATCAGCTTAAAAAAGAATGGCATTCTTCGGAGACGTTTCGCTATATGGTCGACAAACACTTGAGTAGAGTGATAATCAGACATGGACTGAATACCACCAAAACGCTGAATACCCCTTGTTGCCGTTATGTACCAATTCATAAACCCTGCACGAGATGTAGCCCCCTCACGTCTATGTTTTGGATAAATGACACCATACATAGTTCTTTCACCAGTATCAACAACAAATTCCCCCTCTTCAATATAACTGTTTGGAAATCTCTCTATAAATTCATCAACACTTTTTTTCATGTTGAAGTATCTTACATAACTTTCATTATCGCTATTATATACTACTTTATATTTAAAAAACCCATCCTTAGTCTCATAGGCATACATAACCCCAATGAACCATCTTCTATCCCTATCTCTATATTCTGGAAGACCTGCTTTATTCTTAGGGTTACCAATAGGCCAAAAATTTAAATAAGTATACATACATCCTGGGATGTAAGTAGGAGTCCCATTATTAAAAAAGAAATAACCTTTATAATGCCTTCTTATTTGACGTTTAATCCATTGTATCTCCTTAGAGTAATAAGAAGCGTTATTAAATAACTCTTCATCTATATCTTCTAGTTTTACAGAATCCTTTGGCTTTAATTGCTTTTTTCTTCGAATTACAGCTTCTAACTCCATTAGCTTTGATGGAATTTCTTGATATTGAAACTTCTGCTTTTCAGGAGAAAGACCATAGCCATCTATTTTTTTTATGGCTTCATCATATGGCAAATTGTAAAAACTTTCTGGTGTAGTTATATTTATATAAACAGGGTATAAATCCTCATCATCAGCATTTAATAAAATGTGATCAACCGCTTTATTATAATTATAATTACTATTACGCATCTATATCTGTAAATACATCTCCTTTTTCTTCAAAATCTCTAATATATTCTTCTGGTCTAATACCAAGAGAATCCATGAGTGTAAACTCGGTAAGCTCGTCTTCTAAATCTTTACTTTTTTCACCTTGTAGAAAATCATTTTTTGATGATGCAATTTGAGACATTGTCATATTGATAATCTCTCTTCGTGTTTTCTCCGCCTGTACAATCTTTGCCTGTGCAGCTTCATCTTCAGCCTCTAGTTTAATTTCCATCTCAGTGTATCGAAGTAGAGCTTCCTCGGCAGATTTCCAAACCATATATTGCTCACCTCCCATTAATAATAAGAAATATATTGCCCTTCTATTAACCCCCTTTATTTTCCAAGAGAGCATATCTGTAATATATTTAGGATATGGAGGTTCGATATTTAAACATTGCATGGCCCATGTTTTTCTCCTTTTTAAATCTGGAATACCTTGACCTGGAGATCCAAGGTCATACATATAAATCAAATATCTTAATACAATGTCAGGATCTAATCCATGTGGAAGGTCTCGTGCAGAAAAAATAACGGAAAACTTAGATAAATCTGAAAATTCAAATAATACAGGTTGATCCATAGGTATTTTATGGATCGGGTATTTTAACTTATCAAATTCTTTATTATCAAACTTCATAGCCCATTATTTCATTATGCCTTACAACATAATATTCTTTATCTAATTTTTTATTTAATGAGGCTTCTAATGGGACTCCCCTACCTTTTCTAACTCTAATAATATCACCAATTTTTGGAATAGCATCTGTTCCAAAGGGCTTTTCTGATTCAGGACTTGGTCCTCCAACAGAAATAACCTTCCATGTATCTGGCTTATATTTTATTTCTTTATCATCTAATAGAATAATATACTCGCTTTTTTTCTTTTCCTCTTCTATTGGAAGAACTAAACAAAATCCATCTGGAGCAATTAACTCTTCATTTCGTATAGTTAAATAAACAAAACTAGGATTAATTAAAGCTAATCTTTTGCCATCATAATTAATAATTCGATTAGAAGGTCCATAAGCTCCAAAAACTTCCCTCATCTCGTTATATTTTATGAATACACGATCACCCTTAACCCATCCTTTATAATCCGCATATACAGTACAATCTATATTTGTCCAATATTCAGCATCTTCTCCATTATAACGAACAGACATTTTTAATTTCATGTCTCCAGATGAAAATTCATCTTTAAGTTCATTAGAATCATTTAGATAAACAGGTAAATAATTTAAAAATTTCATACTTAAATCTTAGAAAGTGTGTAATTTTGTGTCGCTCGTTCTGAGCTGTTTTTCATAATGTGTGTTTTATTTGTGTGCAGAAAGTGGGGACAACGGTCCCCATTTTTTGTTTTCTACATTAATGATCACGAACCTGTGTGAAGTTTGGTATCAAAAGATTTGCCGTACTACCATCTTCTGACTCTGTGGCATAATCAAATGACAATATGTACCCACCAATAGGCTTTGGAGGTCTCCCCTTCTCAACGTGATACCCAAAGTCACCATATCCATACTCCTCTTTATATGCGGCTGTTCTAATGTGGTGAACGTATTTATGCTTCACTTTATATCCTCCTTTTGGACTATAATCCAAAGACTCTTGACCATCAATAACATGATACAACTCATGAACGTGACCCATCCAAATACAATCAGCTCCAGATATCATAACTCCCATACGATTATTCTGTATCACACCTTTTGTAACAGGTCCACCGCCCCCTGTGCCGTGGTAATATTTCACGTTAAAAGCGTGAGATGAATGGCTCTTATATTTCAACTGTAATTTCCACCATCCGCCATAACCTCCAGTAACAGTTTTGCTTTTATTCTTATAGTTAGATAAATCAACGAATCTTTGCAGGGGATCTGTTTCTGTGTTTTTAATAATTGCCGTTTCATGATTACCGTAACCAATCCATGCAATATTATTCATATATGGAGACCACCAATCTACAGCATCTTCTATTACAGCATCCAAATAATTATGTACGTTATGCTCAGGTCTGATGTCCTTTTTATTCCTACGAGGGTCCCACTTCCCTTGCATAAGACAGAAAAAATCGCCATTAATAACGATTCCCATATCCTGCTCAAGAGCCATGTCTAAATGCTTCTTTAAAGTATCTCTTTTACATTTAGGATTGTCCCAATGGATATCTGATAACATCATCCATTTTTTATCCCAAGAACACTCTGTAATCAGAATATTCTTATTTATTTTGGTTGTAAGCATTGTATACCTCGTTACTTTTTAATAGGTTAAAATATTCTGAAAATGTATTGAAAGGTTGATCTATGATTAATGGATCATTACACCCAACTATATAAAGAAGGGTTCTGTTACCAACAGCAATTGATCCATTATCTTTAAACTCAACATCGGCTTGTATAGCGGCTACTTTTGTTATATCAAATATAATAGGAACCATATCGCAATACAATTGTGCATTGCCTGTTATTTCCTCTTCATTATTCCACACAACACATATTGTGCTGCATAAAGTTGGTAGAGGAGTTTCCTCTTTTTTTCTTTTTTTCCAGAACATAATTCGTATTTTCCGTAAAAATACAAAAAAGCCCCTTCGCTTTGAAGAGGCTATTTTATTAGAATGGTAAATCCCCATCTTCTTTAGTTGGAGAAACACTAGGATTACCTACTTCCGTAGGGGTTTGATCAGGCATCTTTATATCTCCTTTGATATTCCATGCTTTTAAAGAGTTGTAAACATTACCGTTATACTCTCTGCCCTCAATATTAAAGCTAATCTCAATATCATCGCCAATTACATATGGCTCTATTAAATTAACTTTGTCATTTATTAATTGAAACTCAACTACTGTAGGGTATTTACCCTCTGTCTCAACTACAAATTTACGGATCGTAAACTTCGGAGTTTTTTGTTCGATACTCCCAATCGACTTGATTTTTCCTTTAAATTCCATGTGTTTTAAATTTTCACAAAGATATGCACATATTTTTCTAAAAACACAATCAATATTTTGAAGTTTTACACATTAATATGTTAAAATGTTGCTATTTTTTTCTTGCATTAAAAACTTATATAACATTACATTTGCAAAACACAATGTGTATAACACAATGAAAATCATACAAAATTACTTAATGAATATGTTTAAGGTTGAAAAAGACGTTCCTGTTCCAGATAGTGGAAGAGGCCGTAAAGCATCATATGAATTGCCTGATATGGAAGTGGGTGATTCTTTCTTTATTGAAGGTGAGACTTCTAAATATTTAGCTCGTTTGTTTTACCAAAAGAAAAAGAAGAAGTATAAGTTGACAGCTAGAACTATGGAGAACGGAGTTCGAATCTGGAGAGTTAAATAGAGATTATCTTTTGTTTTAAGTTTGAGTCGCAGCAAACTAAGAAACACAATTACTAGCCCTGTTGAATGGTGTGAGACTGCGACCTCCCCATTCTTCGGGGCATTTTTTTCGCACATTATAAAAAATATATATAGAATTATGAGTGAATTAATGACGTATTCGGTTTCCATACCTATGAGTATCTTAATCGATAAAAAACTTTCTAGTACCGATAAATTAGTATATGCCATGATTTGTGGTTTATCTAAAAAAAATGGAGATTGTTGGGCTAGTAATGCATATATAGCTTCACAATTAGATTTAAAAAAAGACACAGTAAGTCGGGTTATTTCAAAACTAGTTGAAATAGGTTATGTAAAAAGAAAGGAATTTAGAAATGAAAATAGAGAGGTTGTTAAAAGACTTCTTTCAAGTGTTCATGCAATATCGAATATCCTACCCGATTTTAATACCATACCCCTATTGGAGGAAAATGACAACCCTATTGGAGATTTTTCCAATACCTATCCTGAAAAAATCCTATTAGATATAGAAGAATATAATAAAGAAGATATTAATAATAATATTAATACGGCAAAACAAAAAAAGAAAACATTCACGCCACCAACATTAGATGAAGTAAAGGTGTTTTTTCGAGACAATGGATATACCGAAGACATTGCAATTAGGGCGTTTAAACATTACGAAGAGAATAATTGGAAAGACTCATATAACAACAAGGTTTTAAACTGGAAGAGTAAAATGAGAAATAATTGGTTTAAAGATCAATACAAAATACAAGAAGTAAAACTAAAAGTTAGAACTGCATTTGGAGATGTAGTAGAGGTATCTAAACAGCAATATGATTCAGCGGTCCCAGGAACATTAAAACTAATAAACCAATAATATGAGTAACTATCAAAGACTTCTTGATCTTGGAATCCAATGTAAGGATAGATCAGGACAGCAGAAGGTTAATTGTCCATTCTGCAAAGACATCAGAACAAACAAAAGCGATAAGAGTTTATCGGTAAATGTTGAGTTGGGAGTATATAAATGCCAC